GGTATTTCGTGAATGGGAAATACGACATGGATATGATAATAGAGAATTTGTAATCCGTGAAACCATTAATCCTTTTGAAAATAAGGTATAAAAATGAAAATATTAGATGCGTGTTGTGGATCTAAAATGTTTTGGTTCGATAAAGAACATAATGAAACCTGCTATGTAGATAAACGCACATTAGATACAACACTATGTGATGGTAGAAAATTAATTGTAAAACCTGATGTGATCGCAGATTTCCGCAAGATGCCTTTTGACGATGAAAGTTTTTACCTCGTAGTGTTCGACCCACCACACTTATTAAATGTTGGTGATAAATCGTTCCTAGCATTGAAATATGGGAAGTTAGAACAAACATGGCAAGAAGATATTAAACAAGGCTTGTCAGAGTGCTGGCGAGTACTAAAACAAAATGGAACATTAATCTTCAAGTGGAATGAAGAACAAATCACGTTACCAATGGTTAAAGGGTTACTTCCTAGTGAACCAATATTTGGACAACGCAGAGGTAAAACAGTATGGTTAGTGTTTTTTAAGGAAAAGGAGAAATAAACATGAATAAGATTGTATCAGCTTTATTGGTAGTAGTTATGATTGGTGCGGTAGTTTGGAGCTTTGCATTTGGAGTTCCGATGTATATGGTGTGGCAACAACAAAAAGCAGGTGAGGCTGAACTTGCGAGAGCGGAACAGAACAGGCAAGTTGCGGTATTAGAGGCTAAAGCAAAATTAGATAGTGCGGAAAGCCTAGCACAAGCCGAAGTAAAACGTGCAGAGGGTACTGCAAAAGCAAATCAAATTATCGGTCAGTCTTTAAAAGGTAATGAGGCATACATCCACTGGTTATGGGTTGATACTTTGAAAGATAGTAAAGACCAAATCATTTACATTCCAACAGAGGCTGGTGTGCCAATTACTGAAAGTTTCAGATTGAAAGAAAGCAAATAGCCTATGCATATATGGGGTTTATTTGATGATGGCAACGGCTGTTATCGTCAAGCAGTAGATGAATATAACGTGAATATGGGGGGGGCAGCACACAATAACATCAATAGGAATTGGTGATGCGTGTATCAATCAAGATTTAGCAATCAACACATTACACAATTCCAAAGCACTATGGGAAACACTAGATGGACTAGATAGACCTGATGTTATTCTAGCTAGTCCACCTTGCGAAAGCTGGAGCGTAGCAAGTGCGATGAAAGGTGGAAATGCTTGCTGGAAACAAGAAAAGGATATGACTATAAACCTATTCGGTGAGTACGAACAAGGAAGTAAATTCACAATCAGAAATTACGTTGATTATGAAAACTACCAATTCAAATATGATAAGTCATTCCTAACACGCATTAATGGTGAAATGTGTATATACAACACATTAAAAATCATTGAACGTTACCAGCCCAAAGTATTCGTGATTGAAAACCCAGCATATGGGCGGATATGGGAATACATAGCAAGTGTAATAGGGTTTGATATTCCTTATGAGAACTTAACCTATTACAACAACTATGATTATCCAATCAAGAAACCTACAAAGTTTGGTAGTAATATCAATTTGAAATTATTGAAAGATGATATAAAGAACACCATTAAGTTCAATAAGCTAAATATAACTGGTGTTAATAGATATAACACAAGGTCACATATTCCGCTGAATTTAGTAAAAGATATTTTAAAACGATGTGAACAATATATAGAGAGGTAAATATGAACGAATTTCAAACAAAAGCAATCAATGCAGCAAGAACAGTATTATTTAATGAATTTGGGTATAATGCCAATGAAATAACACCAGATAATATGTATGTAGTGTGGTTTTGCAATGTTTTGCAAAACTGGAAAGCGTTGGTAGGCGGTGTGAATGTTAATCAATACATCGAAGTAACCTACAACGGAGATAAAGAAGAAACCTATATTGATGTATACAATAAGGCTTTTAATACACACATAAAAGATAATGCTGAATCAATTGAGGGGTGATGCGGTGAATGGTTGAAATCGTATTTAGAGGTAGACCCATCACAAAGAAAAACCACGGGAAATTAATCAGAAGAAACGGCAAGCCTTGCATGATACCTTCAAAGGCTTATAGGGAATATGAAGAAAGTTGCTTATGGCAACTGGCTGGAAAGAAAATTAATATGCCAGGTGTGGTAGTGGTTGAATGTGTGTATTACATGCCAGATAAAAAATCATTCCCCGATTTAATCGGGTTATTGCAAGCTACAAGCGATATTTTAACAAAAGCCCGTGTAATCGATGATGATAAGTGGATATGCTCATATGGGGACAGTCGCATAGCTGGGTACGATAAGACGAACCCTAGGGCGGAAATAAGAATATCACGGGGGCATAGTGAAGTATTAGATGTGTTAAGGAGATAAGGGGCGGTGAAACATCCGCCCTATCATAAGAGGTTAATATGAATATTTTTAGAGATTTTACGGAAAAACCAACAGCCGAAATAATGGATGGTATATGTTGCGCTTTAACCATAATACATGGTGATGATGTGTATAAACCGATAATTAGAAGAGAATACAATTATCTAGCTGCTGAATATCATATAAATGGCGTTGTTGTTAGCATCATGATGAGTATTCTGGAACTAAAAGAAAGAAAAATATCATTAGAGGAATATGCGAGAATCATACGAAGAAAAGCGCTTAATGAATATGTTGATCACGTTGAAAGTAAGCGTAAAGAAGAATGGAATGATGCGTTAAGTCGATGGAAAGAAACACAAGGTGATAACAAATGTTAGGTTATAGCGGATGCGTGGCGCATTCTGATTATTTTATAGACGTACACGAAACAAAAGAAAGTGCTATTGAATTTCTTAAAAAGCTAGCTTATGAAAGTGATGAAAAGCGGTTTATTGTTGGAGTAGCTGTAAAAAAGAATGGAGAAATAGAATTGGAATTTCCGGAGTTGTATCAATATAGCGGAACAAGAAAGAAGTGGTTTAGAGTATGAATAAAGAAAAATTTACAGAAATGCTACTTTGGAATATGTATGAACTGGGAAACAGGAAAGCAGAAGTTGAAGATGGTGTAATTTTCTTCTTTGAAACAGAAAGGGAATTATTAAATCCATTCTTGCCACGGATTGCCGTAGAATGTACGACAATCGAAAACAAAGACCAACGCTTTGATATTGGGGAATTATTAGGCATTGTTGACTGGTACAAAATCCCCGTTGACACAACGATATTAATCAGAGATGAAGCTGATGAGAAATGGAATAAAGGACATTTTGCAAAATACGAGAATGATAGAGTGTATGTATGGTGTGAAGGAAGAACATCCTTCACGGCAAGAAATAAAAATGACGTATTCCCTTATAAATATGGGAGGGTAGCACGATATAAAAAATAATTATTAAACACTCAAGAAAGGAAGGGGGATTATAAGATGCCTATTATTGATCCGATGTATTTGTATTTGATTGAAGTACTACATAATGTTGACATTATTAATAATCTTGTATTTTGTGTTTTATCAATTATTCTTGTATTTCTAGGGATAGCATATATTACAGATGATGATGTTAATAGGGTGGTATCAGAAGACAAAAAAAGCGTAGTATTATTTGCGATGATATTTATAATTTCATTTGCTGGTATTGTGTTAATCCCTACTAGAGATGCGATGTACAAAATTCTAATAGCGCATTATGTAACAACTGATAATTTGCAAGCAGTCAATGAAATGGTAAAAGGGAATGTACAAGACTATTTGAATATGCTAGAAAACACAATACAAAACTTGCGATAAGGGGGATATATGACCGAAAAGGAATACAGGGAAATTGGGAAATCGTACCTTGAACCGATTAAAAACATAGCCATGCGCATCAATTCTTTGAAAGAAGATTTGAAAAACATCCAAAGCGATATAGTTAGTATAGGCGCTATTGACTACTCAAAAGAACGTATCAGCGGGGGCGGAACGCCGTCGGGCATAGACCTATGCATAATTCGATTAGAAGAGAGAAGCAAATCCATTAAAAGCGAAATAGGGCGTTTAATAGATGAGCGTGAATATGCTCGTGATGTCATTGAACAATGCACAAAAGGAAGAGAAAAAATCCTTTTGATACGTGAATATATCGACGGGAAGGATGCCAAATATGCTAAATCCTTTATTGATCGTGGCAAAAGCCAAGCCAATGAAATAAAAACGGCTGCATTAATTAAAGTGGGCGCATATATTGGCGACGGGATACTATTTATCGGAACAAATCGGGGATAATCGGTATAAATCGGAAACAATTGGAAAGTGCGTATATAGTATAATATAAAGTGTAAAGTGCTAGTTGAGCATTTGCATTTTCTCCTTAGGCAAACAGGTTGGTAATCGCTGGGTTCATCCCCAGCGGTTGCATACTGTAAACCAATACCGATATAGTGAAATCCTTCAAAACATATAAAATGGCATTGTTAAATTATCAATAGTTGAATACCTTAATATTTCAAGTACCATGACAACAATCGGTATTGGTTTAGAATATGCAACAAAACAGAATAAAACTAAAATAAAATGGGATGTATCCACGGCGATATATCCCATTTTGTGTATAAAAGTAACATTTAATTATTGAAAATCGAACGTGCTGCATGCGTTTTGTATTTAGTGCAGAACGGTGCAGCGTGTTTGATTTTGAGCAATTAAAAAAGCCACTTTAATAAGTGGCTTGTATTTTTAATCTTCAGTTTCCTCATCTTCTGTGATCCGTAGAGATGAATGGATATCGTGTAAAGCGTTGTTGATTTCTTGTAAGTTTGCATCTTCATTGATTGGGGCAAAATAATCACCGTCCCCTATAATCCATGTGTTCTTAGCTAATTCGGAAGTAGGTGCAAAAGTGGTTACTTCTTCAAAAAAGGCCTTATCTGTACCGCACCATGTGAGTACAGCTGCACGGCTTTTCTTTTCGTGGTAGTTAGTAGCGTTTTCTAATAATGCAAAAGCGTTTTCGTTTGTTGCGATTGTTTTGTTTCCGTCAAGTAGTCTAAACATGGTAATTCTCCTTTTGGTTAATTAGATTAATTTAATTATACAACTTTATTTATTGAGCCGCTAGCAACTGGCGGATTCTATTATTTTCTTCGGTTCGGTATATATCGACTGTATCAAATATTTCTTCCCGAAGATTGAAAGCTGCGAAGCATTCGGCGAATGAGTTAGAACGGCGGCGAAGCAATTCGCATTTTTCGGCCAAGTACCTAAGCATCATTGTTAGGTTGGCTATATAGTCGGTACCGAGTACATCAAGAATACCTTCGTTAGTGTGTTTGATACTTTCATAAACCTCTTTGATGATTTCTACTGAATTTAATTCGTTGTATCTGATCGCGTTTTTGATTTCTTGAATTGTCATTTGCATGGCTGTAATCTCCTTTTTTAGTAACTGGCGGTAGTGTTTGGCTACCGCCTTTATTGTTATTCGTAAATATGGCTAGCAATAACTTCATTCTTGCTATTGTCTATTAATTGCCATTCAAAACTTAATGACATATTTTGAATAAATTCGGACGCTTGAGCCTTTGTTTCAAAATTCCATGTTTGATTTGTGTTTAAGTCTTTGAGTGTTAGCATTTTAATTTCTCCTTTTTGCTTAATTGCGTTTTCCGATGTATCTTATGGCTTTATTATACTTGCGTTTTCGCAAGTAGTCAATAGGGAAATTAAAAATTTTTCAAAATTGTTTCGAAAGGCGGTGAAATGCTAGTGATTATAAGGTGCGTTAAGGCTAAATGTTTAAATAATCGGCATGGAATTTGTACCGCCGACGAAATATACTATGACGGTTTATGTCAAACATACGTTACGAGCAAGCAAGCCAGTAAGACGAGTGCTGGCATTTGCCGACGAGTACACGGGAAGTTAAAGAGTAAAGGCGGCAATACATTGAAATGAAAGGGGTGAGACTATGGCCAGAACTACATACAAAGATTGGGAAACAGATGAAAAGATCATCACGCTAGAAGGTTGGGCAAGAAACGGCTTAACCAATGAACAGATAGCCAGCAATATGAGTATTGGCATTACTACCCTTTGGGAATGGCGCAAGAAATCACCGAAAATAGCGAACGCCCTAAAAACAGGGAAAGAGGAAGCAGATTTACAAGTCGAAAATGCGCTATATAAGGAAGCCCTAAAAGGAAATACAACGGCCATTATATTTTGGCTAAAAAATAGAAAGCCGAGTGAATGGCGTGATAAGATTCAACAAGAAATCACAACAGAAAGCGCCGTTAAACTGGTAATAGATAATAGCACATTAGAAGTTGATGATGATGGCTAATCTGAATTTATTCAAAGATGTAATAAAGCCAACTCCGAAACAAAAGGAATTCTTAAATACCGTCAAGCAGAACAAATATATTTTGTATGGTGGCGCTGCTGGTGGGGGGAAATCATATATTCTCCGTTGGTGCATGATATGGCTATTAATTAGCTGGTTTGTAAAAACGGGATTAAAGGGGATTCGAGTTGGTTTATTTTGCGAGGATTATCCAAGTTTAGATGATAGGCAGATATCTAAAATCAAATTAGAATTTCCCGAATGGTTGGGAACATATAAGGAAAGTACTCACGAATTCACGTTGAATGATGAACTAGGCGGTGGCGTGATTTGTTTTAGAAATCTAGATAAGCCTAGTAAGTATCTATCAAGTGAATTCGCAGCCATTGCCATTGATGAGTTGACATTAAATGATAAAAACGTATTTGAGTTCTTGCGGATGCGGTTGCGTTGGACTGGTATTAGTGATACGAAGTTAATCGCAGCAACTAACCCAGGCGGTAAGGGCCATATGTGGGTTAAAGAATTGTTTATTGACCGCAACTTTACAAGCGAAATGAAATCATATGCCGATAAGATTGCATATGTACAAGCCAGGGCGAGCGATAACCCTCATTTATCGCAATCATATATTGAAGATTTAAACACATTACCAGAAAAGTTGCGTAAAGCGTACCTTGATGGGGACTGGAATATATTCGAGGGGCAAGTATTCACAGAATTTAGGACGGATAAACATGTAGTTGAACCGTTTGAGATCCCGACGAATTGGCAAAAGTATCGTTCAATGGACTGGGGTTATACCAAGCCATACGCAATATACACTTATGCCGTTGATTATGACGACGTACTATATATTACTGGTGAATGGTACGGCTGCAAGCCAGGCATGCCAGACACAGGAACGCAAGAAACCGCCCGAGAAGTTGCTTTGAAATTGCAAGGCATCAAAGAATATCATGGTGTAGCTGACCCCGCTATTTGGCAAAAGACGGGGCATGACGGCCCGCCTATTGGAGAAATATTCGCCAATGAGGGCATATATTGGACGCCCGCAGATAATGCACGAATTGACGGGCTGATGCAAGTACACCAACGATTAAAGGAAGGCAAGTTAAAGATATTTAGCAGTTGTGTGCATTTGCTCCGCACATTGCCAGCGTTGACATACGATAAAGTAAAAGTTGAAGATGTTGACACAAAGCAAGAGGATCATGCATATGATGCGGTGCGATATATGTGCATGGCTAGACCGATTAAGGCCAGCAAGGTACAACAACAATTTAATGATGGATATCGTTATGAAGATGAAGATACAGGGGGAATTAGTGCATGGGGCGTATGATGAGCGAAAAGGCATTGAGAAATTATGCTTTTAAAGTCCTAAAATCAGAATACGGGGAGAAAGTAGAAAAAGGGGTTATAATTCCCGCTAAATTCTCCGATGAACAACTAGCACGATTTGCGCAACATATGCCAATGTGGCAAGTTGAACAAATGTATCAAATGATATATGGGAGTGAAATGGTAGAGTAATGAATACAGAACGTACATTTGACATATATGAAGCACAACAAAATGTAAAACAAGCGCTATCAGCTACTTCTATATGGCGTAAAAATGCTAAACAAGACTATGAATTCATGCAAGGCAAGCAATGGGAAGATGAGGATTTAAACAAGATGCGAGAAGCTGGACGGCCAGCGATTACAATCAACCGCATCAGACCCGTAATTAATTTGTTATGCGGATATGCATCGCAAAACGAAACAGAACCAGACTTTCTACCACGCAGCGAAGAAGATGATAGAATAAGCCGAGTTGCTAAAGGCATCACAAAATACTGTTTAGACCGTGCGAACTATCAGCGGAATAAGGGGAAATGTTTCAGGGATAAAATCATTTGTGGCCTTGCTAATTATTGGGTTCATTATGAGTTTGATTATGCGAAATTAGACGGCATGATTAAAATTGATCGTGTAAGCCCGTTTGATGTGTTCGTAGACCCAGAAAGCTCGCAAGAGGATTTGAGCGATGCGCAATATGTTGGGCGGTACAGTTGGGAAAGTCCGAGAAAGTTGAAACAGGTATACCCCGACAAGGCAGCAGAAATTGATACGTTAAGCCATAAATTCGACGATACAGAACTAGAAACAGGTAGCTTTGAAACTGTTAATGGTGAGGGATTATGGTACAACAAAGAATATAAAAAAGTGCGTGTTGTACAGTACTGGTACAAAGAATATAAAACCCGTCAATTATTCATGACAAAAAACGGGATAGTAACGGAAGATAATCCTTTGTATGTAGTCCTTATGACAATGGGGAAACAGCCTGCATCTATTCCAGACGTTCAAGTTCGATTCGCTACATTTGCGGATAATGTACTACTGGAAGAAGGGGAAAGCCCGTATAAACACAATAAATTCCCGTTGGTGCGTGATTATTGCTACTATACAGGCGAATTAGTAGATGATGAACGTGAACCAGCTGGCGTAGTGCGTGATATTAAAGACGCCCAACGTGAAACTAATAAGAACCGCAGCCAACGGATGCATGTGGTAAATCAACAAACTTTAGGCGTTCGATATTGGCAAGGGCCAGTTACCGAACAATTTAAAAACACGCTTAAAAAGTACGGTACAACCCCAGGGGCCAATATATATATGCCGCCTGGTGTATCCTTTGTTGATGGCACACCGTCAATGGATAGCGCATTAAATATGAACCTTGAACAGCAATCAAGTAATGACTTCTACGCAATCAGCGGAATCACGCCCGAAAGTCTAAGCGGTAGCGTTGGCAATATGAGCGGTAAAGCAATAGACTTGCGCCAGTCGGTAACTACTGTACAAACAGCGGGCATATTCGCACAAACAAAAGAAGCGGAGCTGCAAATCGTCAAATTGCTATGGGGTGAAAAGAACGCTCCAGGCTTAATACCGCAATTCTACAACCAAGAAAAAGCAATGCGAATCTTAGGCGATGACGGGCAAAAGGAATTTATACAGATTCAACCTGGCATGAATCAACCTATGCAAGAACAAATGATGATAGACCAACTGGGACAGCCGATTCTTGATAATGAAGGAAACCCAGTAAAGAAAGTTCTGTATGATCTAAGCGCTTTTGATTTTGATATTGTGATTAGTACAAGCCAAGCCAGCGCAACGGCGAGACGTGCGAACCTTTACCAATTATTGGAAGCTAAGAAATCGGGCGTTGATATTCCTATAGATGTTATCCTAGATTTCATGGACTTCCCAGAGAAGGAAGTAGTCAAAAAACGATTGCAAGAAGCGGGAGAAAAGCCGCCAATGCCAGAACTTAAAATGAGTGCAAGCCTAGACGATATGCCAGCGGAAGCATTGAGCCTATACCTACAAACGATAGGCGTTAATATTTCACCGCAACAAATTATGACCGAACGGCTGGCATTAAAAGGCAAAAACACCCAAAATTTAGTACCTAGCCAACCGCCTATGGGCGTTATGGGTGGTATGTAGTATAAATGTATAGCTAAGATATAAACCGTCCTTTATGGGCGGTTATATTAATATTCGCCCGAGATGGCGTTAAACTCCTAACCGTATTATTCGCCAAGGTAAGGCGTTAAACTACCATGCATTATAATTCGTCGAGCAATGACGTTAAAAGGCAACGGGAGTATGATATGAACAAAGAAACAATGAACATTGAGGACATGGACTTTACGCCAGAAGATTTACAAAATGCGGGCGTGGATGTTAGCGAAAACACAGAGGATACAGAAACACCTACACCAGATGAACCCTCTACAACTGATGCGGGTAGTGATGATACTACTGATGAAAGCGAACAAACGCCGAACACTAACGAAGAATTGGCGGAAGATGAACATAAGCACGATGGGAATTTAAAGGCGGCACTAGCCCAAGAACGGGCAAGACGTAAGGCAGCGGAAGAACGTGCTAGACAATTTGAGCAACAACAAAAACCGCTAACATTGCCAGATAGTGAAATATCAGACATCCGTGAATTTGTACGCCGTGAAGCGTTAAAGCGTTTCAATTTAAAGGCGGAAGATTTAGAAAGTTTGATGTATGAAGATGTAAACAAATATAACGATTTCATTCGGTTTGAAGCGAACGCAGAATATGCGATCACTAATAAACAAATGGCAGCACATCAGCAACGTCAAACTAATATGAATTTTGTTAATGAAATCAAATCACTACCGAACTTCCCCGAATTATATCAACGTGGACTTGAAAAGTTAAATGAGATGATGATGCGTGAAGCACAACCTATTAATGATGCTTTTTATCGTGTTGATATTGGCGAAGGAACACAAGCGGATTTTGATGTAATTAGAAAATTCGTTAATGATTTACAAAACGAGCAAGCCACAAATACGCAAGTTGAAAATAACCCGCTAAAGGTGGCGGAAAAACTACCAAAGGCGGGGGCGTTAAATGGTGGCGCACCAACACCGAACAAAGTTTCTGAAGAAGATATTTTAAAAGCGTACCAAAGCGGGAATATTGACAGTTTACCGCAAGAAGTACGTGATTATTTTAATGAACTATAAGAGGTAAGATATGGCAGACCAAGCACATCAAATGACAATCCCAGCAAATTTAGTGCCTAAAGTATGGGCATCTAAAGTATGGCATGAAGGTTTAAAAGAAAGCTATTTTGACAAATTCACAGCAATCGACGGTACGAATGTAGTACACAAGAACACAGATTTAAAAAATGTTAAAGGCGATAGAGTTGTATTCGGCTTGATGATGCAATTGAGCGGTGCTGGCGTAATTGGCAACCGTGAAACATTGGCGGGCAAAGAAGAACAATTGGCAATTCATGACTTCGAAGTACAAACTGCACTCGTACGTAATGCAGTATCTCGTTATGAAGCTGATGACCAAAAAAGCCCTTATGACAATTTGAAAGAAATCAAAGCCGCATTGAAACAATGGCTTGCTGATTGGTTCGATAATACTTTGATTTCTAAATTATCCGCTAATCCTACTACTGGCGAAATGATTTCCGCAGCTAGCGCAGGTACACAAGCTGCAATTACTGCAAACGATAAGTTGACTACGGCTATTATTTCCCGTGCAAAACGTAAAGCAATGATGCACGGCCCTAAAGTAGCACCAATCAAAGTTGACGGCATGGATAAATACATTATGCTTGTATCCCCATGGGCTGCAAAAGACTTAAAAGACGATGCAAAATGGCTCGCGGCGCAACAAAATGCAAATGTACGTGGTTCTAAGAACCCTATTTTTACAGGCGCATTAGGCGAATATGATGGCGTTATCTTATACGAATATGAACGTGTATTAAATGATGCAACTGGTGCATCTAGCGCTAACGTATGCCATAACTTATTGTTGGGCCGTCAAGCTGCATGTTTCGCAGTAGCAAGACCAGCTAAACACATTGAACAAACAGACGACTACGGCAACCAACAAGGCAACGGCATTGCTTTTTATGGTGGCATCGAAAAATCTAAGTACAATAGTAAAGATTATGGCGTAATCAATGTGTTATCTGGTGGCGTTGTAGAAAAATAATCAATAAGGGGCGGTGAAATATCCGCCCTTTTTAATTTATTGAGGTGAATATGGAAGTTAGACAAATTGTAAATAGGGCGTTCATGCAGATAGGCGATACGCTACAAGAAAGCTACACACCTTATTTATTGCTTGAATATTACAATGAAGGAAATCACCTGTTAAACGCCTTGATTGGCAAATATTGCCCTAGTTTAGCCACAGACACACACACAGGCACGGGAAAAGGTAGTATTGAATTACCTTTTAAATGTATTAGCGTATTAAAAGTAACCGCAGATAATAAAGAGGTCGAAGGATATCATGTATTGAACCTAAAGAAAGTTGTATTTGATGCGGAACGGGAACAGGATATATCTGTAGACTACATAAAGACTGCTGGATATAAGAAATTAAGCGATGAAAGCGATTTACCCGCAGAACTTGAAACGCTATTAGTTGATTACATTGTATCCCGTGTAATGAATATTGATGTATCTGGCGTATCGTCTAACATGATTAGTGCGTTACAAACACTCAATGAAAGTATGGGCGATGCAAATGGATGTGTAATTACAAAGGGGTATTGGAATTATGACCGTACAAGAACTGATTACACAAATTAATATAGAAAGTAATGAAATTCTTGATGAACCGACAGAATATATTCAATACATCAATGCAGCGATTGACTGGCTAACGATGATATTGGTTAGTATTCGTGATCGTGAAGTCGTTAAAAATATAGATGTACAAAATTTAAGAGCCGTACCTTCTGATTTCATGTCATTTGTTCCAAAGAGCGGGTATCCTATCCGCATCATTAATGGAGTATTTCAAACGTATGATGGGGATACAGTAGAGGAAGTCTTTTATAGCGTTAAGAAAAATCATGTAAGCGCATTTGACGATGCTATTCCATTTTCTGAATTCTTTCATAGCTATCTGATCCAGTTAGTATCCTTCATGGTTAAGAAAAAATCACTAATGACTGATTACGCTAGTTTCGATAAATCGTTCATTGATTACTTGACCGAACTGATTAAACAGGCGCGAGGTATTGCATAATGGGTATCAAGCAGATAGCAACCACTAATGGTTTTAGGCTCGGGCTTGATTGGTCGAACCCGCCAGAAAACATAGACATGCAAGCCTTAACGCAAGCACGGCAATGCGAATTTGACCGCACAGACAATGCTTTGCGGACTGTTCCAGGGGTTAGAGTGCTATATGAATTTACTGGGCCAGTAGATACGCTATATTACGATGTGTACCGCAAAAAGTGGTATTTCTCATCTGGTAAAAATCTATACGAAACGGATTTCAGCACTCATAAATTATTAGGTGCATTAAGCGGGAATCAAAAACCTAAGTATCATGCCTTTGGTGGTGATATTCTTATCGCTAGTGGCGGACGATTGCAAGCTATCAGCGGTTCGGGTCAGATGATTACAACAAATAGTCCACAATGCGAAATGGTTTCAAGCCATTCGGGGCGTGTATTGTTATCTTCTATTTATTCCCATAGGTTGAATTGGTCGGCGGTCGGTGATTATCAATCATGGACACACAATGAAAATGATTCTTCAAGTGCGCAATATGTAGATGTGGGATACAAAGACCAGGGCAGTATAATTGCGGTTGATTTTTTAACACGTGCAATTATCGTATACAAAGAATACGGGCGAGTGTATCAAGTGATAGGCACGCCAGATTCTGGAACTTTATCCGTATACCCGCTTTCATCTACGGGGTATTGTAGCGGTTCGACTTTAAGTATTGATGATAGATCATACTATCTAGGCGAACAAGGATTCATGTCATTTATGCCAACTAATACGTATGCAGAAATACAGCCATTTGAAACGGGACTAAACATAAATTCGTATTTGTTGAAGTACATCACAAAAGATTGTGAGATGTGGCATATCCCGAATCGTAAGCAATTGTGGATAAAGCCCTATAACGGCGATAGTGTATTCATTTATCACTATTTGCCACGCTACAATGACGGACGGGGCGTGTTTACGTCAAGAAAATTTACATACAATATAAATTCTGTAGTCAATGTAGAGAAAGATGTATATGTAGGGTATGGCAAGAAAATTGGTATTCTTGATGAGAGTATAGATACAGATGATGGGGTGCAAATTGAAACGTCAATTGTTAGTGGCAACCGATTGGCAACAAGTCAATTCATTTTGATTATGAACTACAATTTTGTAACTCATAATATTATTAGCGGATATGGTACTATTGGCATTTCCAATAAAAAGCCGAAGCCTATTAATTTTACAAGCAAATCCACTAGAACATACTACGCAACAATGAAAACAATAAACGCTAATACCAAGATGAATACTAACGAATACACGAAAGCGTATAAAATTGGCGGCGGTGCAAATCGCAACGTACAATTTAAAATACACGTCAAAAAAGGCGCTATATCACTAAGGCAGTTAGACTACACATACGAGGAAGTATAAGATGGCATACAAAGAAAAGTACCCTTTGGACGTTACGCCCCAAGGGGATGAGGTGCGAGATAGCATACAAAAAAACCGAGACGAAATATTGAATGTTGCTAAAGCCATTGACTTAAAAGCTAGTGGCGGCGGCAATACTGGCGGTGGTGTGCTGCGAAATCGGGTATTAAATGGTAAGGGTGGAAATGGTGAGTATTCCTTCCTTATTGGTGATAACCTAAGCGTGATAATAGATGGCAGTCAAACGCCTGTATTATTATCATTTGCGGATGGATTTGACGAAAACGGGAGCGTTGACTTTGTAACTGCTATTACCAATAAAACGAGTGCATGGATGTTACCAGCACGATCTACATCATACCTGTATATTGAACGTTCAGCATCTGGTGCGTTGAGTTATGGCAGTACTACGGTAGAACCAGTACGCCAAGCAAGTACGCCTAAAGCTGAAATGGATAAAATGCACTATAACACAGTAGCAGAAAAGATGTACCTGTATAATGGGGTTCAATGGAAGCCAGTACTCCGCATCGTAGTTGCTATTGTGGCAACAGATAGTACATCGGTTAAAAGCATTAAATACTACCGCCCGGGGTTTGGCGGAGATGTAATGGCTGATAAATCCATAACTAGTATTAAGATTGGCGATGGCGAAGTAAAAAGCGTGAATATTGGCGAAAAGCAAGTAACCAGCGCACATCTTGAAAAGAGCATTACCGATATGTTTGATGCGGTGCGGAAAGATATTGATGCGCTTAAACCAAAAATCAATGAAGTACTAACAAAAGCATACCCCGTAGGGGCTATTTATTGCAGTACAGTTTCGACTAACCCTACCGAGTTATTTGGATTTGGCACATGGGAATACATTGAACAAGGAAGGGTATTGTTATCTCAAGGTGATAAGTATAGAGCTGGTACTACTGGTGGCGCAGAAACACATACATTGACAGTAGCCGAAATGCCAAGTCATAAACATGGCGGCACTACTGGCGATGGTGGCGCACATACGCACACAGGTGTTGCAGAAACCGCTGGAGAACATACCCATACAAGTGAAATTGGTGCTTATGGAACTGATTTTAAAAATAGAAAGTATTGGATCGAAGAAGAACGTGCTAGAACTAGAATCAAAACTGATGATGTACTAAATATTAAAAACGGTGGCGCACATACTCACAACATCCAAATAGATGCCAGCGAAAATCATAACCACATCATCAATAGCGAAGGTAATGGGCAAGCGCATAGCATTATGCAACCTTATTTATCAGTTTACATGTGGAAGCGGGTGTCGTAATGAAAACGGATAGCCTTGAAAATATGATAAAGGACTATGAACGCAGAACGGGGGAGCGTGTAGACCTAAGCGGTTTTTATTTCGATGAAAATAACAACTATAAGGATAAGTACAATTATTATTTCAAGTTTTTCCCTGGTTCTGGTTTCTTATTTTGGACAATCAATGAGTTTAAAGGCGAGCGGTATTTCACTATATGGCAGACATACGGTGATATGAAAGTAATAGGTAAATATATTGTTGATGTGATGAAGTTAAACAATTTGAATGTAATTGTTACGGCAACACATCGAAGTACGAAGGGGTTTATAAAAAAGTGGAATATGGAACGTGTTCCAAGTATGGACTATTCCTATAACGGTTTTAATTATAAAGTGCTAAAAACGATGCGAAAGCACCTTGAAGCAACTTTGTAGAAAGGGAACGCATGTTTATATTTAACTTGCAATTATTCGGCGGTGGCGGCAAAAAATCAAAGGTAAGTAGCATTGATGCAAAACTACCTACGGCCAGCGCTGAAGAAAAGGAATTGCTAAAAGGGCAAATTGGTTGGATAAACGGAACTAACCAAAGCGCCAATACATTGCAAGGCATGGGTGATGCAGCACTAGGGAATGTAATCACACCCGCATATAAAGATATGTTCAATCAGTATTTAGGTACTAATCAGAACAATCAAAATGCTATTGGTGCGTTGCAAAATCAAGTTTCAACTGCTGGTGCGCAGAACCTAACCGATAACACAAAATACGCTAATCAGTTAGCTGCAAGTGTTGATAATATGAACAATACGGCAAGTCAATTGGCTAATGAGTATAGCGGAGCATTATTGCAAAATCAAAATGCAATGAACGCTATTACAGCTGGCCAATTACCTACGGCATACCAAGAAGCACGGCAAAAAGCACTAAACAATGATTTAGAAAGCACATTAGGAAGTGCAGTATCTGGGCTTGCAAGCCGTGGTATTATCAATTCTTCACAAGCAGATAGTGCTATCAATAATATTAGCAAAAATGCATCTAATACATTAGCTGCACAATATGCCCAAGACCTTAACCAAGCGGCAGGGCTTAACACCCAAGCACTTAATAATAATCTAAGTGGCATAGGCGCTAAAATGGGGCTATGGGGGAATACATATAATAACCAACAAAATGGGATAGTAAACCAAGCTAATTTGATGAACCAAGGATATACTAATCAAATGAGCAACGCAGGAACGGCCGCTGGGCTAGTTGGCCAACGTGAAGGGTTGGCACAAAACCCAATTAATACGGGCGCAACTACACAAGAAGCGGCCATTCAACCAGCAAAAGATTATTATTCTATGGCGCAACTTAACAATTCAGATCAAGAAGATTTATTAAACCGCTATATGACGTTACGTTATGGTCTAGCTAGTCCGGTACAAACAACGGTAAGACAAGGTAGCGGCGGTTTCTTTGGAGGGTTTATGAAAGGTTTTTGCTTTGTAGCGGGTACAGAAATTGCAACGCCAGAAGGTGGGAAAGCAATTGAAACATTTAAAGCGGGTGATGCGGTTATTTCACTTGATGCGGTAAACGATGTAATTGAAATGCATGATATGGGGGAACAAGAAACCTTTATTCTTGCTACAACAGATTGCGAAGTAACCACTACCGCAAGCGAAAAGGTATTGACTGTAGACGGCTTGAAATTAGTTGAAACGCTTGAAATTGATGAGCCTATAATGACAGTACATGGGTATCAAGCGGTAACACGATGTGAGCCAACAGGCAAGACAGAGCATGTATTTGAATTGCAATGTACTGGCGATAATTTATTCTATGCTAATGGCATCATGGCAGAAGGCATCAATGAAGATGAATTGCAAGCCATTAAAGACGAATTGGATGCTACTGGCGATGTTGAAAAAACAACTAAAAAAACAAGCAAAAAAGGCAGTAAGAAAAACACCGAGAAAGTAGAGGAATAACACAATGGGAGTTATTTATTTACAAGATTTTGAACCGTGGGCGGCAGTTGGCGAGTTAGCGGGGCAATATGCATCACATCGTCTAGGTGCGTTGCAAAATAACAAAATGGCCAAAGGGTATCAAAGCATGTTAAATGGCGATGCTCAACAAGGGCAAGGCCAGTTACAAGTGATTGATAACCAAAATAGAAATACAATACAGATGCAACCGACACAATTCAACTCCGCGCAATATGTAAATGATGCAATGCGGAATAATTCCGTAGGCGCTCAAATGGTGGCGCAACATAACGGGTTATGGGGGCAACCTGGACAAGTGGCACAAACACCACAACCCGCAGCACCTGTACAAGCTAATACAGATGCACCAGCGGTGGCAACGCAACCACAACAAAGTACTGGTTTATGGAATTTTCAAAATCTAAATAATACTGGTATTGGCGTACCTCAAACGTACCAAGACATGGTACAACAACGGGGTACTAATTTTTTTCACCAAGCGCCCAATTTGGTAAGCGATGGTAATACCGAAAAGGACAAAGCGCAAGGACAATACACTATACCAGATAAAGCAAATTTAACTAACGAAGCTCGCAAAAGATTGGGTGCTAATACATTAGCCCTAGTCAAAGCGGGCTTTGACTTTAAGACCGCCCAAGGACTTGCAAGCGAACAATATCAAAATGATATTAATTCAATGTATGCGCAACAAGTCAACGAATACCAAGAAAAGGTATTAGAACCGATGCGTCAAAAAATTATGAATAACCTTGTATTTACTCAAGATAAAGACGGCAATCAAATTGTTGATACTTATAATAGTAAACGTGTTAAAGGGTTAGCCCCAGCCGTTGCTAGATATAATTACCTAGCTGGTAAGTTAGGCGTACAGGGAATTGATATGAACAATTTGAATAGCATCGCAAGCCTTGATAAGCCAGACTATAAATTTAGTAGTGCGCAAAACGGCCACGTTATCCGCTATAACATGGGAGAAGGCACTATGGAAGATATGGGGAACTATGGCAAGGTGGATACTAAACAATTTGCTAATGGTGATGTAATTGTAATGACCCCAGACGGACAGATGAAAAACATCGGCAACTTTGGGGCGAAAAACATCAAAGTAATGCCTGATGGTAAAACATACATTGTAGGCACAAACGGCAGTATGCAGTATGTTGGTACTCATGTTAAACCTCAAGGTACAACAGTAACAGGCACAAGCGGGTACAACGCCCAAGTATTGAGGACGTTATCAGCACAACATACGCAATGGGTGAAAGCTAACCCAGATAAATCGGAAAGCGAAAGCCCGTATTATTCCCAATTACAAAGTGCATTAGGCAGTGTGCCTAATACTGGAACACCAACAGTAAAACGAGAGCCAACTTATTCTAGCGAAGAACAAAGCGCTATAGCAAAACGCATGAATGAATTATCGGCGCAAGGGTGGAGCGATGATCAAATAGCAGCCGAATTGGATGCATCTGGTTATGGCGGTTATAAAAAGTGGTTAAAAACGTATTAATAAAAGAGGTAGACTATGGGTGCGTTTGATGATATTACAAGCCAATATGGCAAGACACAAAATCAAGGGAATGCCTTTGAAGATATTACATCTACATATGGTTATGAAGTAGGAAATGCACCACAGCCTACTTTTATTGATGGCTTAAAAGATGGGGTAATGAATACAGTCTCCAGCGTTGGCAATCAAGCGTATACAACCGCATCAAATATGGCTGATACTGTTTCTAATTGGTTTGACGATGCAAAAGCGGCAACATCCGCATCAATGGACGCACGCAAGAAATCTATTAGTAATTCAGTAGACGCTTATATGCGTGGTGAAATTGACGCTACAGAAATGGAAGAAGATGGGTTTAACGAAAACTATCAAACGCCAGATTATCAAGAGAAATCACAACACGCCTATAATACTGTAATCGGTAGACCAGCTGGGTATTTAGCTATTACCCCATATACGCCAGCGCCTGTAAAAGTAGCGGCGGGCATATTGGCAGCCCCTACCATAGTAGGTGATGCGGTGGATATGTACACGGCAAATAAAGAAGCGTATGATGCGGGTGATACTGATGGATTAGTAGCGAACAGCCCAGCGCTAACTACGGCGAAAGGGTTTTTGCTAGATCCAATTACTAATCCAGTAGGACGAGCAATAGATGACCCAGGGGAATTTGTTCAAAATATTGTGGATAACCCATTTAACGCATGGGAAGATGTATTCTTGCCAGCGGGGATGGTGCATGGCGTAACGCCTAAAGGTGTTACACGTGGCGCACATGAAATGGCGAGCCGTGCGGCTGATATGGTTAAAGAAAAAGCAAATAATGCATTTTCTGATATTGGGGAGCGGTTCGGTAAAGATGTAGAACCAATAAGAGAAGGTGTTCAATATTACGCAAGCGAAAATACTCCGATTGATGAAATCACACCAAAAGAATATAGCGAGCCAACACTAGATGGGCAACCATTCGATGGAGAAACAGGAAATATCCAATCAGATATTTATAACCGATACCGTCAACATGGATTGAGCGACGTGGAAGCGGCTGCAATGACTGGCAATATTGGGGCTGAAAGTGATTTCAGTACAACTATTACAAGTGGCGATGGGCATGGTTCACGTGGCCTTATTCAATTTACTGGGGACAGATTAAATGGGGAAAATGGTTTGTTAAAATTCGCCGAGAATAAAGGATTAGACCCGTGGGACTGGCGAACACAAATTGACTTTAGCGTATGGGAACTGCACAACACCGAAAATGCAGCATTACGGGCTATGCGTGAAAGACCAGATGCAACACCCGCAGAAATGGCAAAAATCGTACGTGAAACATACGAACGGCCAGACCCAGCCGTTGCACGTGATCATGTACGGGCAGAAATTGCAGAAGATACATTCAATGGCAACTATGGCAAATATGAAAATGGGCCACGTGATGTTTCGTTTAAAGAAAATAATCTACGTGTAAGAGATGAAGAACCATTTAGAGAAGAATTTATTGAGAATGAACCTTTAAAGGAACAATCTAATAAGGATTTAAACTCTTTCATTGAAAATGACACAAAAAAAGTAGTTAAAAGCGATGATTTAGGTATAAAGTATCGAGAAGAAACCGAAACGGGGCATACAGGCGATATAAACGAGTTGCAATCAGAAAACCGCATGAATACTGAATTTGCAGAGAGTGAAAAGCCTGTAAAGCGGGAAAATGCGCTTGAAGATGACGTAAGTAGTCAATTTCGTTATGAAGAAGATACACCGAACGTAAGTTTGAAACAGGCTATTGATGATTTGCCGCTACAAGCACGAGAAACAATCGTGCAAGAATTAAAAGACGTGGTAAAAAATGATACTGCAAAAATGCGTGTTCAAGAATTAGAAACAAAGGTACAAACAAATACCGATTTGTTGCAAGATTTGAACAAAGCCACAAAACCAGATTTGCCAAAAGTTGAAATTGATACGCTTAAAAACAAAATTGCTGAAAAGTTAGATGTACCAGTTGAAACATTGACTACCGATTTTATGGAGAATGTAAAACGTAATCGTGCATCTGAACTGATTAAAGATAGGCAAGAATTGAAAGTTGCTGAACCCGTTGAGCGTGGCGGTGCTAGTGAATATGCACAAGAACCAAGCAGATTGATTGACAAAGCAACACATGAGCAAGTGCGGGATGCAGTTATTAAAGCGTTTGATGGCAATCAAGAAATGGCATTGCGTTATTTAGAAAGTAAGGGCGTACGTGAGGGAGAGGGCATAAAGCCGATGCGCCGAAGCGTTTCCAGACGTGAAATTCTTGATGCGGTGAATACGCTATTTAATCAACGCGTAAAAAGCGGACGTTTGGGAAAACCTGGCGTACGTGGTTGGTTTAACACTAAAACCGATGTAATCCGTACAGGTGCATTTGGTGATATTCCAGCAATAATGCATGAGTTAGGGCATTATGTGGACAGCTATCATGGATTTAGTGCTGATATTAAATTCCAACGTGAATTTGCTACACAAGTAAATAAGCGATTTGGTAATTCGTACGAAAAATTGAACGCAGCGGGGATACGTGGCGAAGGATACGCTGAATTCTTTAGGGATTATGTGAGTGATCGTGCGAAGGCAAAACGAGAATTCCCAGAGTTTTACAAGCACTTTACCGAAACAATTCAAAAAAACAAAGAATTGAACGGGGCAGTAAATAAATTATCCCAACTGGTTCATGAATGGCAAAAACAAAGCAGTACAGACCGCATCAAGGGGAGTATTTCATTTGAGGGAAAATCTAAAGTACAAAAAGCTATTGATGCAGTTAAACGGGGAGAAGTTAAGGATGTAATAAAAAAAGCTATTGATGATGTATATACTAAAATGGTTGATGAGTTGAATCCGTTAAAATTGTTAGTCGATGAAATCGAAACAGTAACAGGTGAAAAGATTTCTTTTAAAGATAATCCATATATGCAAGCGTGGTTGGCGCGTGGCTGGGTTGGGAAAGCAGAAGCAGCACTTGAACACGGCGACCCGAAGAATGGCATAAAGGCGTTTAAAGATATTATTGAACCCATCACAGAAAAGGAACATAAGGAATTTAGTGCTTTTCTAGTGGCCATGCATGATTTAGATTTACATCATAACGGGCAGAAAGCAACATTTAGCCTTGCCGAGGATGTGGCGACTTTTAAACGACTGGTAAGCAATGAAAAATTTGTAAAAGTATCACGTGAAATTTACAAATACCAAGACAGACTACTAGGGATGCTAGTAGATGAAGGAATGCTATCCAAAGAAGCATATTACACTATGAAACATAAATACCCGCATTATGTTCCATTCTTCCGTGATTTGTCAGACGTTGGGATGCAATCGTTTTTGAGTGGCGGGAAAGGGTTTATATCGGTTTCTAGCCCTATCAAACGCCTAAAAGGTAGTACAAGGGATATTATAGATCCGTTGGAAAGCATTGTTAAAAATACATTCCAATTCTTCAACGCAGTAGAAAGGAATCATGTAGGGCGTACGTTCGCAAAATTAGCCAATAAAGATGGCGTTGGGCGTATTGTGGAACAAGTGGAAGGAACGGCAAGAACAACAGATAATACCTTCCATGTATGGGAAAAAGGGGAAAAAATAACCTATGAAACAACACCCGAACTAATTGATGCTATGCGAATGTTGGATAAAGAGCAATCCAATATGATTATGACGGTGTTGAGTTATCCCGCAAGCTGGCTACGTGCTGGCGCTACATTATCGCCAGAATTCATCTTGCGAAATCCTGTTCGTGATATGGTTGGAGCGTCAATATTCTCTAAACACGGGTTTATCCCAATTGTTGATACGTTCAAAGGATTATCGCTATTCCTTAAAAAAGGTGATTTGTACTGGGAATATGTAAAATCGGGTGCAGCACATGCGGCAATGGTTAGCTTAGACCGTGATTATTTAGGGGGGCAAATTCGAGATGTAATGAAACGTGAAAGTAAATACACGAAATACATCAAGAACCCTATTGAATTGTTACGGGTCATGAGCGAAGCAACAGAAATGGCTACAAGGTTAGCAGAATATGACAACGCACGAAAAGGCTATACAGGCGTTAAAAATCGTTTGTTTGGGACTGAAAGAAAACCACTTTCACCACAAGAAGCAGCGCTTGAAAGCCGTGATATAACGCTAGACTTTAGCCGTCGTGGCACTAATACGAAAAAGGCCAATCAAGTAATAGCTTTCTTCAATGCTACCATTCAAGGTGCTGATAAATTGGCTAGAGCGTTTAGAGAAGATCCACGGGGAATGACTGTAAAAACGGCTTTATATATTACACTTCCTTCCGTGATGCTATATATGATGAATAAAGACGATGAGCGATACCAAGAAATACCACAATGGGAAAAGGATACATTCTGGATAGTACCTGGCAAGGATACTATGTATCGTATTCCTAAACCATTTGAAGCGGGTGTATTGTTCGGGACGTCTTTTGAACGCATGATGGCTTATTTTGACGATAAAAAAGAAGGCAAAAACGGCGTAGGATTCAAAGGGTTTGGCGATAGGGTAATAGAAAGCCTTGCACCAAGTTTCATGCCTACGGCGATGATTCCCGCAGTCGAAGCGATGACAAATTACTCATTGTTTAGACAAAGGAATATTATCCCTCAATCTCAAGAGAATCTACCAGCACGCTTGCAATATGGCGCAAATTCAAGTGAAGTTGCAAAATTTATAGGCGATAAGATAAACGTATCACCATATATTGTAGACAATACAATAAGAGGGTATGGCGGCGGTTTGGCTGGGTTAGGGTTAAGCGGCATTGATGCAATAAGTGGCGCAAAAGAGAATAAATCCGCCCAAAAGTGGTATGAAGCACCAGGCGTTAGAGGGTTTACAATCGCACCATTCCAATCATCTGATAGCGTTCAACGTGTATATGATGATTACAAGGAACAAGAGAAATTGCACAATGAATACAAATTGACTGGACAAAGGCCAGAAAATTTTGATGCGGGACAATATGCAAAATTAAAAAATGCGCAAGACAGCTTGCGAAGTCTAAACAAAGCATCTAAAGCCATAATCAATAATGACCGATTGAGTGGCGAACAAAAGAGGGATCAACTAGATAAGATTAATGTTAGAAAAGCCAATATTGCACGAAGTGTATACGGCTTACATAAAATACGGTAAGGGGTATGTATGAACTATGTATTTGATTTTCTTGCAGAGTGTTGGGATTCTTTAACATCAAGTTTTTTGTTAAAAACGCTATTCAGCGGAATCGCAGGTATAGCTATATGGGTAATTGGAATTAAACACGTTCAAATATTGGGCGTGTTTATTTTGTTGGTGTTTATTGACCTATTCACGAAATGGGCAGCGCTAGCCTATCAGATGTTAATTGAAAAGTATGGGTACAATCCTAATGAAATAGCCGTATGGGAAAAATACATGGCTATTCCTCTAGCATTTGAAGAAGGTAGAATATCCAGCCGATACATGCGGAAAGGGTTCGTATTTAAAGTCATAACGTATGTAGTAGCAACGATAGCAGCGGTGCTATTTGATGAAATGAGCGGGCAACGACAATTTGCAGTTTCTTTAGTGTGGTTGTATTTGGGATCTTGTGAATTTTTATCTATCTTAGAAAATTTGCGGGATGGCGGAAATGCCATGTTAGGGAAATTTCTTGATTTAATCAGAACTAAGATTGAAAACAAAGTTAAATTATGAGGTGAAACATGAGGGGTATTGATGTAAGCGAGAATAATGGAGTAGTAGATTGGGGCGCAGTCAAAGCTAATGGCTTTGATTTTGCAATTATTCGTATCGGATACGGGCGAGGACATATTGATAGTGAGTTTTACAACAATGTAAACGGCGCTATCAATGCGGGCCTGTTAATCGGCGTATACCATTATTCATATGCTATGAACGAGAGCCAAGCAAAAGAAGAAGCGGAATTTGTAATTAATACGCTAAATGATGCGGGGTTAAGTGTTGATAAGTTGCCTATGGGGGTATGGTTCGACATGGAAGATGCGGACAATTACAAGGCAAATCGTGGTATGCCAACAGGGCAAGAACTAACTAATATGTGTAGTGTATTTATTAATACATTGTGGAACGCTGGATTTATCAATACAGGACTATACGCTAACTATGATTGGCTAACAAATATATTGGATGTTAGCCAGTTGGGCGGGTGTGCTATTTGGTGCGCACAACTCAATAGCCGTTGCGATTATGACGGTGCGAATTTGTGGCAATATACATTTAGCGAAAATATCGAAGGGCGTGAGTTTGATGCGGACGTTGTATTAAACTGGCCAATGTAACGGGGGATAATATGGACACTATCAAACAGTTAATTAAGCAATACATGCCAGTTATTACGGTGGCGCTTCTTGTGTTGCTAGTACTTGCAGTTGGACTATTGATTAATAACCATATCAAGCATAAGCAGGAGCAGCCTGTAATATTAAAACAAGAAGTGGCGAAGGACCCTAAAGAGTTAGGGAAAGCGTTGCATGTTACAGAAAAGGAAGCACAGGAAGTTATTTCCAAAAAGGAAAGAACTCAACCGATAGCGACTTATTACACACAAGCACCTACAATTCATGATGCGGCGGTGATTACTAAAAATGCAATTAGTAACAAATCGCCTAATGTACCGAAAGCAGCAACAGAAAAAAGCGATAGGACCGCGGTTGTTGAAAATGACGAAGCCCAAAAAGTAGACGTGTATAAAATCAATTTAGACAAACCGCATAGTATATTAGCTGGTACAACTGTAATGAATAATGGCGAAATATACGAAACTATCGGGTATGAAGATAAACGCATTCAAGGGCTTGCACACTTTAAAGGGACAGAATTTAAAGGCGCATCGGCATTGGTTAAAGTTGTAAGATGGTAGGTGATCCATATATCTCCGAGTTGCACGGCTTGCAACAATCAACTATTAGTTGTCAGTTTGAAAGTATTAATTTATAACTGAAAGGAATACTATTATGGCTAAAATTTTTGAATTCGAAGGTAAAAAACACATGTTCGCAGAAGATATCGAACCAAAGGCAGAAGGCTTATACATGGCGACATTAAAGGATAGCGACAATGTAACTTGTGAAATGTACTTTGTGAATGGCAAGTTGCATCGATTAGTGGAATTAAAAGAAACAAAATAATACACAAAAAATAGGGGTGCTACATCGGCACCCCTTTATTTTTATTTGACGGCAAAAATACGTCAAAAATTTCATGTAAAGCTATATAATTTTGTGGTTAGCATTTTGAAATTTACACT